CGCTCAAAAAGTTAGGAATCAGAAAGAAAGATTTGGCTGATCCTTCGCATCCCAGTGTTGCAAAACTCAGGGCTTATGTTGAGGAGCAGATGTCGAAGTTCCGTAAGGGCGAGTTCTACGCCCAAGTGAATTGTGATTGTTTGAAAGATGAACTTAGGGACCGTGAACGAGTTCGCCTCAAGAAAACTCGTGTGTTTAACGTTACTGACTTTGTTGACAATCTCCTAATTAAAATGGCCCTTGGAGATTTAGTTTCTAGAATGCACTTGTACTTTGGAGCGAACGCTTCCTACTGTGGAGTTAACCCATGTTCTTCTATGTGGGGTGATTTGTACAGTAAATTTGCCAAGTTCGTGTCGATCGTGTTCGGGGATATTTCAGGATGGGACCACACTTCCATTCTGGGCTTCCGCCGGATAATTTGTGAATTTTTCCGCCAATGCTATGGTGGCGACCCAAAAAGTTTTTCTGTCAAGTTTGCTTGTTGGGCCTACATCGCAGCTAGGTGTTGTTTGCGTTTTAATAATGGAGAAGCGCGCTTATTGCTTAGAGGCAACTCTTCAGGCAATTGGTGTACTACCTTCTTCAATACTCTCGATAATATACTGAATCATACGATTATATGCATCAAACTCGCGTTGGATTTCGGCTGTGACCCCTTCATAGCTGTTTACCAGTTAGTTCTCGCTATATATTCTGACGATAACATTTCTGCTCACCCAGAGCCGTGGTGGAATCCTTTGAACGTTTCTACTGAGTTTAAGAAACTGTTTGGGATAACATTCACCTCTACGGATAAAGGAGAACTGGATTGTGATAAAGTATATACAATTGATGATGCTGATTTTCTTTCACGCAAGTTTGAGAAAAGAAAGGGCATTGTATTTGCGCCCCTGTCTAAGGAATCTTTGTTGGCACAGTTGTATTTTGTGAGAGTTCCTAAAAGCTATTCTCCCGATTTTATACTTGGCCAGTTACAGATTAATTTAGATAATGTAGCCCGTGAGCTGCTTGAGTACAGCGAATCGGAGGCATCAATCATCACTAATCACATCAGAAATGTGATTAGCACTCATAACATAGAGGTGACTTTTAACCCTGTGTATACGTCTCGAATAGAGATGAAACTGTCCTATTATTAGGCAGTCTGGATGACTATAATCTCTCGTCTCCTTAGGAGTGACGTAAAACGG